AGGCCAAGAAAAAGAAAAGTTGATTTAACTACTCCCGAAGGTATTGAGCTTAAATCTATATTATGGGAAGCTATTAGGGGAAATCCTATTGGAGATGGCGAGCTTATATTAAATGCTACTGCATGGGTAAATTTAGTAGAATTAATGTTAGACAGAGGTTTTGTTGAATTAGAAGAGGAAAAAATTTTACCATTGGATGAAGTTAGAAATGAAATTCAAATAGAGTTACCACTTAACTAAAAAGGAAATAAAAATGTTATTTTTAATTGGAACGTGTGCGGGTGTAATAGGAATTCTTTTTGGAATTGCTTTTTATATAAATTAATCATTAGATGATTTTCTTTCAATATCATATCCAGTCCATCCTATTAAACGCATCAACATATTAAGTTTAATGTTGTCATCTTTTATATCATTAATCTTTTTTAATTCAGACGCTGCGTCTGGACTGTTTATAATTTTTAATAGTGATTTAAAATCTTTTTGAGTTAATTTATCAACAAAAGTATTAACAGCTACCGCGCGAGTTCCCATAAGAGGCTTTGAAGTTGCCCCAACTTTTTTAAGAATTTTATGACCAGGAACTTCGAGCGGTGGCTGTTTTACAGTTTTTCCGAAAACTATACCAGTTTTTCTTAATGTGTCCATCAGGTTGTAAAAATTATTAAATTGTTCTGGTGATAAAGCATTTTTTATAATTGATTGCTTATATTTATTGCCAAATAATGATTTCCACAATTGAGATCCGAAGTCTACTCTTTCATTAACTGAAGACTTTTGAAATATTTGTTGAGCTTCAAATTCTATATAATCTCCAAAAGATTGTTCCCATAATTTTTCTCCACCATCAAAACTTAAAATAGCGTCTCTAATTGTACCAACGATACCTGGTGTTCTTTTATTCGAACTTAAAATATAACTTCCAATGTTTTGTATTTTTGTAGGATCTATATTGGCTATATTTTCTAATACATTTTTTTCATATGAATATACTTCACCAGCATTAGCAAAACTTTCTATTTGGTATTTAGGTAAATTTTTCTTTTCCGCAAAACCTTTCATACTTTTTCCATAATTTAATAAAGCATGTACAGCTCTTGCTGTTTGATATTCTTCTGAAATGCTATCCATATATTCAGTAACAATATCTTTAATCTTGTAATAAGCCACATTCATTGATTTATCAATTGATGTTTGAGGATTTTTTACTATTCTCTTATCAATTGCTTTTTTAAATAAATCTAAATCATATAAATTAGCTTCTTGTACAATTTCTTCTGGTGGTCCTTCTGGCTCAAATAATCTGGCAGCAAACCCTTCTCGTGCAGGCTTTTTTACTTTTTTTGATGGTATTTCTTTAGTTAAACTAAGTATTTTACTTTTTTCTTTTTTTAGATATTCATTTGAAAGTAATTTTATTTCATCAATTAATTCTGCAATATTTTGTTTTGGATCATTTTTTTTAAGTGCAGCTTTATAAAACGGCTCAACTATTCTTTGAATTCCTTCATTAATTCCACCGATTCTTTTTGTTGCTAATTCAGAAAATTCTTTTGTAGTAGCTACACTTCCAGTAGGTCCTTGGAATAAAGTTGATTCCCAATTTGGAAAAAGCTTTTTTATAAAATCAGGAATTGAGTTTTCAATATCTGTTGATCTTTGAATAGCTTCTTCAGGTTCTTGTTTAGCAAGTGTTTTTAAAGGGATGGCTTTTTGTGCTCCTTCAGCAGCCTCAATAAGATTTAATTTTATTCCCCAGTCATCTTTTGCATTTTTTTGTGCTTTTTCAATAACTTTAATAGTTTGTTTATCAGTTAGCCCAAGAGCTTTTAAAGCCCCAATTGCACGCGAAGTATATTGACCACCGGCCCCCATTAAATCTTTTAATTTATTAAATCCCCATTTAGTAAGTTCACCACCCTTGGTAAGTATATATCCAGTTCCTTCTCCTATAGTTGATACTAAACCTGCTGATCCAAGTTTTTCTGCTATTTCAGATGGAGTAAGATTTTCTCCAAACTCTCTTGAAGCTAATTGTTGTCTTTCAAATTCTCCCAACATTCCACCAGCTACCCCGGCAGCAGCAGCAGTTAATGGAGCTAATCCTCCTGCAGTAGCAATAGTCCCAAGTCCAAGTGCACCAAGAGCGACAGGATCAGTAATAGCTTCTGTTAAAATTCGTCTTACTGGCCGTGAAGCTTCTTTGTAAAGTTTTCCATCTTTTTCAAAAACAATTTCATTATCTATAATTTTATATGAAGATTCAGGAATTCCACGTGCTTTTGCAAATATTTTTATCTTTGTTTCTGGTTTTGCGGCATAATTAGCTTTTGCAATAGCACTTATTGAAGTAGGAATTTCTGGAACCATAAATTCTTGTTTTTTTGGTTCATCTTTCCAGAATGAAGTATCAGTAAGTTGAGAATCGGTGCTTTCTTCCCAAAATGAAGGATCAGTTAATTGTGTAAGATCATTGTTGGGCATTTTCTTCCTCTAAAACCATACGTTTTATTTCATCATTTTGTAATAATGGATTTTCTTTTTTTAGTTCAAGAGCTCTTTTAATTCTCTTTTGAGTTAAATTTTCATTATTTATATTTTGTTCGGGAGCAAATGAATCTAATTCACCTTTATCATTAAAAATTAATCTTCCCTCCCTATATGCTTTTTGATATACTCTATTTGCTTCAACCATAGCTCTTTTAAAGTTTTTAAGAGCATTTTTTATTTCTATGGGACCAGGGTTTGTTATAAAAGAACTCCATCCTTTTTGTATAATCGGAACAATATCTTTATATCTATCTATTTCTTTTATTGGTATTGTTTTGCCACTTATTTCATATAGGTAGTCATTTGTGACTTTTTTTACACTTCCAACAGCATTATTATATTTTTCTATTCTTTTTTCATCATCTTTATCTGGTTTTATTAATGGCAAACCAGAGTCAAGTCTACTTTTAAATTTAGATATTGTTGCTCCAAGTTCACCGAATAATGTAAATGCTTCTTCATCAAAATTTTCAATAGCTCGATCAATTGATTGTAAAGATATTTCACCTTCTAATATTTTTTGTTCAGCATATTTTTTTGTTCCGCTTTCAAGGCGCGGTAGTTCTCCTGTTAGAACTTCAGTTTTTGTAGGTGGCTTAAATGTAGCTCCTACAATGGATGACATAGTTTTTAAAGCTTCGTTTAATTGTGGGTTATCTGTTGCAGATAACAAAGTAGAAAGTTCAATATATGCTTGCATAAGCCCATTTTTATCTAATTTAGCAGCTGCTTCGAGACCATTTTTAAGAATTCTTTGAATTTGAGGTGAATCTTCACTGTTTGTTATTGCAGACATTAAGACTTTTGTTTGATCACTTGCTTCTTTGAAAAAAGGCATATTCTGCATATTATTAATCATTTGCTGTCTTTTTGCCGGATCTGCTATTTTGTTCGCGCCAGAAATGAATTTATCATAATTTTTAAATGTAAATTCCCATTGTTTTCTTTCTTCTTCTTTTCTTGATTTTTCAGCTTCCATTTTAGCTTTTGCTTGTTCATTATATAATTTAAGTTCATTTATTTTATTTGCTAATTGCTTTTCTTTTGCAGTTGCTACAGTGCTATAACCACTTAATGCTCCTGCAGTCATTCCACCTAAAAAACTTCCTAAGGATATAGCCATATTATTACCTATTAAAAAGATTTTATTCCACCCATAGCACCACTTCCTATTGATGCCCCCATAGCCGCTCCTGTTGGACCTCCTAACATACCACCTAAAACTGCTCCTCCAGCCGTTCCTATAAATTGACCAAGACCAGCAGATTGTGATTGTTGAGCTTCCATATTTTTTAAAGCAGCTTCATATTGTTTTTGTCTTTCCCATTGATATGGCTGTAGGGCTTGATTATAATCGTTAAGAAGACCAGTAGCATAATTTTGCAAACCAGTAGCATATGATAATGGTGCTTGTTGACCGGTTAAATAATCCTGCAAGCCGCTGGAAACCATTGTAGAATAGTTTGATAGTTGCTGCTGTCTTGATGCTTCTCGGAGACTAAGAGCATTTCTATTAAACTCGCTCATAGCTTGGATACCAGCAGTTGTCTGTCTCCAATCAGGTCCTAATCGAGCTGATAAAGTATTCTCTAAATTCTGTTTTTCTTTTCCTAATTGTTGCTCGAGTGCTGGATTTGCAGAATAATCTCCCTGTAACATTTTATTAGTTTGTTCTTGAATAAGTTGCAAATTTTCATATTGCTGTCTGAACAATGGATTCATTTGTGCAAGATAATCGGCTATTGGCATTTGAATTAAATTGCCAGATTTATCATATGCATATCCAGCAGCATTAGCTAAAAGTGGAATAAATTTTTCTTGCAATTCACGTGAATCACTTAATTGAGTTAAAATACTATCTAATAACTGTTGTTGTGTATCTGTAGGAGGTGGAAAATTAACTTCATCTGCTGAACCTTTACACTCACATACATTTCCAAAATATTCATATGAAATAGAATCTATAATATTTCCATCTAAATCCATTCTCACATATGTATAAATTTTCATATTACTTATCCAAATATTTTTTTAGTATCTATATAATAATATGATAAATTTTTATTAAAAAAATATGGCAAACATTTAAAAAATTTATTCGCTATATGCTCATACTTTTTATAAATACAAACTATTATATATTTTAAATTATTTTTTTTATTGTATTTAGATATATCTTTTATAAATTTTCTAAGAATTGAAGGATTGTTTCTATATTTTGGATTTAACCATATATATTGCAACATATGATATGATAAATAAAAAAAATTAATAATTTCAAAAGAATAAAAGTATATTATTTCATCATTTTTCTTTTTTACAAAAAAAGTTTGATTTTTATTATATAATTTTATATCATTTTCTGGAACATTTTCATTTATTAATGCATTTTTTATAAAATTATATGTAATATTATCAACATCCATTTTATTAAATTTCTCTATAATACTCTGTGGCTTTTAAATAACAACCTTGAGTACCACCCCAATATGGATTTAATCTGAAATTTCCAAAAGAAGAACCTAATTGTATGGTAAATGTTTTAGTATTTAAATCTGATGTAGTATATATATGTTGTAAAGATATTTGACTTACCAAGTCTTCTCCACCAACACCAACACTTTCAATAGCATCAGTCCCTTCGTTTACAAATAAACATCCTACTAAAACTTCACCAGCTCCTGAAATTTGATATTGTATTATAGCATCAATAACTATTATATTACCTACATGAGATGGAGTAATGTCTACAGTTAAAATGTCTTGCCCTATCACATATGTAGGTATTGTATTATCTGAAGGGATTTGATTTATAAGCCATCCAGTTTGTGTCCGGTTAACATCATATATAGTTTGAAGAGGTATATTACTAATAACACCATCAGCTAATTTTTCTAATGTAATTGCTTTATCTTCAATTTTATTAGTGGTTACTGCATTATCTGCAATTTTATCATTTGTTACTGCATTATCTGCAATTTTATCAGTAGTAATTGATAAATCTTCTAAAGCGCCAGTCCCAATTAAAGCTCCGCCACCATTAATTGGATCAATATCTGTTCCAAGATGATTGTGAGAATCTCCTCCAGTAACCAGAGAAATATTTTGGTTATGTGCTATATCAAACCAATATTGTGTACCAGCAATTGCACATAATATAAATCTATACATCCTAATTTCTTCACATAAAGATTGTGGGATATATAATTCATTTGATGGATAAGGATCTATCATTGCCCGCATAGATTCTATATCTGTACATGCAGCTGCCAATCCATTTGGGTTTGAATTTTTAATAACATTTAAAAATTCTGCATTCCAATCATTAGCACGAATAGTTGTCCCTGGAATTGCTTCTTTAATCATTTCCCAATTTCCGTAACCATCGCACCCAGGAATTTCAACTTGTTTTACATGATGAGGCTGTAATGAAAAAGTTTTCATATATTTACTCTTTTTGATACTGGTTTAAAATCAAGTATATTTGAAATTATAGAAAATTTCTTGTAATGAGTATATCCATATCCAAAAGTAGCATTTTCATCATCAAATTCCGAAATATCCCATTTAGCTGCATCTGCATCCATAGGAATAAATTCAAATGATTGTTTTAAAGCAACTCCTATTTTGTGTATAAGATAATGCGCTTTTGTTTTATGATCTTCATCTGCGAAGATTGCATCGTCCCAAATTGCTTCATCAAATATAGCTTCTCCATTTACAGCAATTTGACGAGTAATTGTTCTTTCAGATGTTGTTTTTTGTGTGGTCATTTCTATATTTATTTTCATAGGAGGATAATTTTGTAATTCAAGCCATCCATTTGAAAATCTTTTAACTTGTCTAAAATCTTCACAAGAAATCCATGGAGTTTTAATTTTTAAACTAAAAAATTGTAAATCATCAACAATATATGGCCTTTCAAGCTCCCATATCCTTCCAAAATAATCTCCCGTAAATGTTCTAATACCTTTTTCAGTATTTAATGCTACACTTGAACATGCATCATATCCAGATTGAACTAACTCATTTTTATGAATTGACCAACCTAAAGAACTGCCTTTATCAATAAAATATACTAATGCTAACTCATTATATTCTTTATTTATTTCTGAAACAAATATTTTTACTGCTCTTAATTTTGGATCGTACATCATATGACTATATTTTATTCTATCTATATTAATTTTTTCATTAATATATCTATACATAGAATTAGAAGAAGATAATGAATATTTTTTATAATCTCCATAAGTCATAACAGAATTTAAAGAATATATGGTTCCATCACTTGCCATTGAAATTACATCGTTTTCAGTATTAACTAATGTATTTTGTGAGCAAGTTCCACCTTTCCACGGAGCCTTTACAACCTCCCATTCCTTAGTATCAGATGACGTTGTATTAGGTATAAATGCATTTGTCTCAGTAAATACAAATAATTTATCACCGTATACTATACCACCAACAATACTTTCAGTTGGCAATAAGTTAATAGCAAATTTTCCTGAATTATCAACTTCAGCAAAGTTAGGAACAGGAGAAGGTAATGATAAATCTAATATGTCAGAATAATAAATACTATTAGGTCTCTTTATTGTTCCGAGGGCCCATGCACGAACTGATTCTCCACTTCCATGTAATACTATTATAGATGGATAATCTCCATCTAATTTCCAATCTGGTGACAAATATTCATCTGGATAATCATATGTAGAATCAGAAATAGTGTCCCATACTTGTGGAATATCAACTCCAGTACTTATAATAATATTGTTATTCCATTCTATATATGAAGCTATATCTATTCTTGTAGCAGTTGAATATAATTTAGTTGTGTCTACATATAATTCACCAGCATAATTTGTCGACAACATTCTAATTTTATCATTATTTATAAGAGGATATAATGACGAAATAGAAGATCGATCTGGTAAACTTAAAACAACATCTGTACCTCCCCGCGTTTCAATTGAATTCTCAAGAATATTAAAATTCTTGCTACCTTCTATCATCGAACCAGGAGACATATCAGATTTATTATTATTATAATTAAATCCAGCCGCTCCGAGTTGATATCTATATGATAAAAAATCCATTAATAATATCCTCTATAAAATGGATATCTTAAATCAAATTCAACTCCAACAGAGGACACTTCAGTAGCCATTGACATACTTTTTACATTTTCAATTGCTGCATTTATATTTGCTAAATTAGATTCACTTAGTTCAGTTTCAAACTCTGGCGCTAATGTTAATGCCAACGTAAAAGCAAGTGCTTTTCTATAATAATATGGAATATTTATTTCAGTATCAAGAGTTGTGATAGGAAGTTGAATTAAGTTTTTTGAAGAAAATATTTGTATATTTGAAAAATTCTGAGGCAAAGTAGAGTTTAAATAAATTTTTCCGTATACTTCACTTATAAGTTGATAATATATTTTTGAAGGAAGTGGAAATAAATCCCAAGTTCTATTTTCAATAAACTCTTCTTGGGAAATTATAACATCTATTTTTGATGTGGTGTTTCCTGAACTATCAGATAAAAATGCAAAATTTATCTTATATGGAGTTATTGTGTCAAAATCTAATCCAGGACCTATACTATACTCATTTTTATTTTTATCTAATTCAAATGTTTCATTTATATTTTTAAATTGGAATAAAGAAGAAACACTTGAGGAAGATATTTCTTCCTCAAGTGCCTGAATAATAATATTCTGCATTGAATCTTCTATAGAAGTTTCATTCCATGGTATTACTTGAATAATTCGTAGAGCTCTAAGTGCGATATCTTTTAATGTAGTCATTGTTCAATTTGTTCTGTATTAGGAGGAACAATAATATATTGACTTTTAAATTCACAAGCATTTACTGCTTTAAGTTCACCAGTAATATCATCACGGATTAAAACATCACCTTTTGTCAACCCTACAGGCTTACTTTCACTACATTTCTGATAAGGCCAATCAGAACAATCAAATCCGCTTCGTAACATTTCTACATAAATAATATCTTGATCTACAGATTCCTTAAAAGAACATTCTGGGAAAGTAGTAGCAAAATCATTAATATTTTTACCATCCCAAATACATCCTTCAAAAACCTTAGTTCTTTTTACGATTTTGTGCATTTTTAATAAAACCCCTTTCATTATTATTAGTTGTTAACATACCAGGAACACGAGCAAGTGATTTTACACGTACCGCTCGCCCTCCATTTAAACAAGACATTGCATAAACAATATCAAGTCGATTTTTATAAACTGCATAATCTATGTCATACTGACGTAAAAATCTTACATTAAAACCTTTAAACGCCTCCATATGTCCTTCTACACCAGCAGCTGCAGGAATACCCAACGGAACGGTAGCATAATAAAATGTTTGAGGAGCATAAGCAATATTAACAGTGTAATCAGTATTTTGAGGAACATCAAAATATACCATATCACCTACTGCAGGTCGACGGCTAATATTGCGCTTAGGATCGTCAGTATCAAATCTAAAAGCAGGATTTACATCCAGATGATAAGTACTATCCCCACTATCATAGTAACCAACATCTACGACAGTATATTGTTGAATACGTCCAGTTTTTTGTTTATTGGGGATATTTAGTTCATAAACATAATTTGCCGGAGAATCTCCAATTGTGAGTACATCACCTTTACTAAATAAAGGATCACCAGTTAGATCAGTAAAATTATTCATCACCAGGCGAGTAGAACTATTACTTGGAGCATATACCACTTGTGCACTTGTTCCATAATTTCCGGAAGTATGCGTACGCATATTTGCTTCTTCAATAAAATTAAAACCAGCCCCAACACCAATCACACCCTTGCGGTACATTTGAGAAATATCTGCTTGTGGGTTAAATTGGGTTAAACTGCTTTGGCTAATACCAGCCGTTGCAAACGGGTTTAAAGCAGCAGTCCAACGACCAGTAGGCTGAACACCTAAACCAATAAGAATTGCACGGGCATCAAAAAAATCTCCCATTGTGCAATATTTACTTTCATCTCCAATTTGATTCCATACCTGAGTATAAAGACCTGTACCAGTCATATCGCAATTAGTAGCAATTTGTTCGCCAGCAGGTTCAGTATACATCTGAGAAAAATAGCTAATTTCCATAGCCAATTCTTCATCTGTATACGTAAGAGGAATAGTTACACATTTATCAATGGTAAATGGAATCAATTCCTCTTCAACTGACTTATCTACATATGCTGGCAGTAAACGTCCAGGATCAGCATCATCTTGCGTAAGAGCATTATATCGGTTAGGAACTCTTACCCATAATGTGCTGCCTTCTTTAGGCATTGCACTTCCAAAATGACCTTGTGCCAATGCTTTATCAAAAGTTGCACTAAACCCTACAGTGTTTTTAAAAGCTATTAGAGTGTCTTTAGTAATACCTTTAGCGGTAATAATTGTATTTGATCCGTAAGCCATTTTTTCCTTCTTTCCAGTGACTTAACAAAATACAACATTTAAGACATCTGACTATTTTTCCATTCTTCCCACGCCTCCAATGTTGGCAAATCATCTGGGTTTATTACACCGGTATTTACTCTTGCTTGCCCCAATGGATTAATAGGAGGTGGAGGATTATTTTGCTTAGGTCTATTATCGTATAAAGAATGACTAATTTTAGCAATTTCAGCTGCCCTAAGCTCATATGGCAACGATGAAATATGTCTTAATTTATCTATATTTGAACCTAAATGATATGCAATATCAGCGTTATTTGGCATACTAATTATAAGTTCAGTTAACCCTGGTGTTCTTTTATATACTTCTTCTACATCATCTGCAAAAACAGTAGAACTATAATCATGATATTTAGATGACAGTTCTTTTTCTCTATCTTTGAATCTTTGCACATGTTCAGCATATAAATTTTTATTTTCTTTTTCAGCAATTTTTTTACTTATAATTTCATCAATTGCAATTTCAGTCTTCTTTATATTATAATTACTTAAAGCATTTAAATAATCTTCGTCAGAATTAAAATCAGAAGGAACAGGAGCCTTTACTTCATCTTTTGTCGGAGTTGATTTTACCTTATTAACTTCACTATTAAGTCTGTCTACTTCCGCTTGTTTCCTGCGAATTAATTCTCTCTGAGCCTCTACTTCTGATTTTAATTTTTCATAATCTCTATTTGTAGATTTGTTATCTTGTTGTTCTTGTTGTATTTCGTTTTCACTTAAATTTTCATTTTGATTTTCATTTTTGTTTTCATCAATTTTATTTTCTTCTACCATTTTTAATCCTTTTTATAGTATTCTTGGCAAGTGATCTATTTATATAAATTTTGCCAAAAATTTAAAAATATGATTAAGCTAACTCTCTTGTGGAAGTATTCCCGGTTTTTTGTTTAGAACCTGAAAGTTCCATCTGTTGAGTTAATGTTTCTAATTCTTTACTTATATTACTCGCACCTTCCCAGTCAAGTAATTTTGCTAATTTTGGTAATACGATAGGAGCCATTTGCGGAGCAAATTGTATAAAATCTAACATACTTGCTGCTGTTTGTTGTCTTCTTGTCGCATAATATGGTCCAGTTGTAGAAGTAATCTCATATTCACCTAAAGTAATATCATTTTCTATTTTACTTAATAAATTTTGTATATTTATATTTTTATAATTTAATTGTAAATCCTCTATGCCCTCTTCTCCAATAATTCTAACTATTCTATTTTGTTTATATATAGTAGGAATCATTTTTATTAAAATATTACCACTATGAATTAAAGCGGATTGAAAATTATTAATAAATTGAAACACTGTATTATTTGCTTGAGCTTGTCTGGCCAGAATCGCACGTCCACTTCGTTCATTCGAAGGTTCTCCAATGGAAGCAGCATACATTCCAATAACATCTTGAATATCAGCAGCTGCCATATTGGCCTCTGTAATAGCTGCTGCTTGAATTTGGAATGCAGATTCTTTTTCAGGTTTTGTTGCATTAGGAACGGCATTATAAAAAAGAAAAGGATAAAGTTCTACATTAGCTTTTTTCCACATTTCTTCAAAACCCTTAATTTGATCTGGAGTAACCAAATAAGGAGCTTTCGGAGCAAGACTAATTAATTCTACAATATGTGTTCTCCAATGATTAAATATTCTCATTGGGTCTAATGCATCATGAACTAAACTTCTATATCTTGTATATCCTTGATCATTATGTTCGTATCCACAAACTTTAACAATTGGAATTTCATCTCCTGGAACATCAAAAGGACCTTCTATAATATTGTCCTTTGACATTTTTATCCATTTAACTCTTGGATTATATATAACTTTATAATTCTCAACTCCAATATTATTTAAAAAGAAAAAATCTCTTTTTTCTTCAAATTTACTTTCTAAAACAGATGATCCATTTGTTAGTAAAAGTAAGTTTTCTTTCTCATATTCTTTATAATAATATTCAGCAAGACGGACAGAATCTTTTGTGTACCATCCAGTTCTATCCATACCATATAACATTTCAAAATTACCAGGAAGTGCTTTATTATATTTTTTCTTAAATTTATTTAATGGTACAGTAGTTACAATCAATCCCCATTCAGCACCTTTACCAGTATTGGATTTCATATATGGATCGAGTATTACACTTAATGGATTTTGAATAGATGATATAACTATTTCTTGGTCAAATGAATATTTTGATATATATTGACTAAATATTCTCCAATAACCCCATCCCCCTTGTAATGCACACTGGATTGCTCGATCATATGAATAATTAGAATTCGATTTTCTTTCTATATCTTTTATTAATTTATCAATAATAATTGCAATTATTGTGCTTGCTTCCTGATTAAGAGGAACAGTTTTAAGATCAAGTCTACTTTGCTGAATTTCTCCAAGAATTTGAAATATATATTTCCTTAATTTGTTTGTTGTTAAACATGGTCTTTTAGCGGCAATACGTCTTGCCATTTCAGTTTCTTCCCATTGTTTTCCATCAACAAAATTATTAGAAAGTAGAAAATCTTGTCTATTTTCAAATTCGTAAGCTATTCCTTCTTCGTAATTTTCTAAAGCTTCTTTTAAAATATCCATTTTATGACGCCATCCATCCATATGGATTAGTATTGTTGAAATTAATATTCATTAATTCTGAATAATCTTTATCAGAAGATAACCTCCATCTAAATCCATATTTATCTAAAACTTGGTAAATATATGATAGTGCATCAAGACCATCGTCATGCCATACAGGATATCTCAACATTTCTTCCTTTAGATGATCTATATATCTTTTATCTATTGATGATGAATAATGTATTTTACCATTAATTAATGGCAATCTTAATGAACTTAATATACGTTGTTTCTTTTCTTTATTTTGATGAGATAATGTAATAATATTTTTTGATTCTTCTGATAATAATACTCCACGAGCTTGTAATGTATTTATAAAATGTAAAACCCACCCAGGTGTTACACCACCATTTTTTTCATATGAAAAAACATCTATGAAAGAGTTTCTCCAATACATTGTATTTAATATATATACTATATCTGACTCATTAGTTTGATCAATATAAGAATCAAGAATATATATATTAAGGTTACCAATATTATCACTTTTTTTAGATACCCCGATTACGTGAACTGCCCAATAATCTCTTGTTTTATTAGATACTATACGTGATCCGGCTGGGTCTACAATCATAAACTTTGAAATATCAGAAGGAATTTTGTCAGATTCTTTTTCAATAAGTAAATTAGGTTCTAATTCCACTGAAAACCTCGGAGTAGGATCACACATCATTTGAGAATAAAAAACAGGTTCTGTAAGTTCTATAAAAAGACGTTTTATTTCTTTTTTATCTAATAAAACTCCTTCACCGTCCAATGTGCCATCAACAGTTACACATCTTTGTCGATAATTATATAAAGGACTTCCATCATCGTACTTCATTTCTAATAATCTTACCAATACTCCAAAATGAGAATAAAATGTTCCTATGATTCTCTTTAAATCATGCTCACTTCCAGTTTTTAAATTTAATGCCATTAAGTACTTTGATAGACATTTATCAAGTTGCTCTTTTGAATCCTTCATGTCGTCAGTTTCAACATCATCAAAATAAAGACGTTCAAAATGGAACCCTTGAAGCATGCCTTCGACAAGTCCTGATGTTGATATTGTTCTCTCTCCACGTGTAGTATTTTTTCTCTTTACAGTTATACCTTTCTCAAGACCCCACGATGGAGATTCCTTCCATGGATTATCAAACAATATGTCTGGAAAAAGCATTTTTAAAAAATCAGTTTCAAAAGCTGAACGTATAGACTGAAGAAATCTTTCTGCAGCACCCTTTTTATATGAAAAAATACAAGCACAATGTTCAGGATTCTGCATTGTCTTTTGTATATTCTCAGAAATAGTTAATATGGTACTTTTAAAATGATATCGTGGCCAAATGTCTATTGTATCAGTTCGAGGACCATTTTCAACTTCTTGACACATATTAACTACAAATGGTTTATTTGATATTTGAATTTTTAAAACAAAATATACAATAAAAAATAAATCTTCACATACCAATCTCCTAAGTTCTTTTTTACCTTCTTCAAAAGACTTTTTTTTTAAATCATATAATATTTTGATATAATCATTTTTGTATTTACATTCATCGTTATACTCAAACTTTATATCATTAAGAACCGCATATTCCATTATTTTTTCTTATTCGCTTTTTTCCTTTTTGCTGCTTTTTTCTTTCCGGCGATGGCCTTTTCTTGGAATTTTTCTTTGCCAAGTTTTTCCCTCCCTATTTTAGCTGCCAATCCTGCTGGGCTATAAATTCCTGGTTCTTTAGACAATTTATTTTTTAATTTATCAAATTTAGACATTTTCTTTTTTTTCATTAATCATTCTCCTTAGTAGAAAATTCCACACTAATAAATGCTGTTTTAGTAGGATCTTCAACCACTGCTTTAAAATTTCTAATGTCTGCTTCATCACTCACAACAACTGACTGACCAACATCACCAGGTTTACCACTTGTAGAAGTTGGAATTTTACGAGGATCAGCACTCATTCTTATTTTTGCATTTTCAACTACAAATGAAGCTACGAATGCTTGAGTAGCAGGTTTCTTGTTTAGAATATTTTTATCAAAAGAGACCGGCGTAGTAGTAACAGTTATATCTTGGCTTGCAAAAGTTGGCATTTTAATTTCCTTTTTATCTATATACCATCTGTAATCCCATATATCGTATTGTACCATCAACTGAAATATGATCAATATAAGCACCAAAAGATATTGGATTTTTATGATCAATATAAGCACCAAAAGATATTGGATTTTTTTGGATAGTTCTGATTGAATTTCCTATATTACCAAAACTTATTTTAAATAATCTATCTGTCATTCCGGTCATATCATAAGCAACTGATGATAATGTTAAACTATTTGTATTTAAAAGAGTTCCTTCCCCATCATCCCATGTTATTTTAGTTGTAACGGTCTGTCCAGTAGTTGCTGAACCACTATCTGGTGAACAAATAGCCCACAGTCCAGTTTCAGATCTATAAGTACTTATTTCATTGTAATCTTCTGGTAAGAAAAAGTTAAAATATACTGTATTTGTACTTTCTTCAATTACATATCTATCTCCGGTAATAACATTATTTGGATTAGCAACTTGTACAAACATACTTTTAAATTGATTTGATCTAACCTCCCTATTATTATACGGAGTTCTAATAATATCTACAATGTTAGAAGGAGTTGTTGATTGATATGAAATAGAATCTGCAGTAGGAAAATTAAGCGCATCATTTATATTATAAAAACCAAATTCTAAATTAGTTGTTTCAGGATAATAAAAAAATACAGTACAATTATTTACTCCGGTACTAATTACATAAATGCTTTCAAATAGGGGAGAGTCACTTCCTGAAAGATTTTTTACTCTAATATCTGGATATGGACCAGCAGAATCTTTAAAAATATCATATGTAAGAGATATTTCTATTTCATACATTTGAATTGGAATAGTAAGTGTAGTATCTTTTACTTTGTGATAAAAATGATAGGTTCTTTTGTCCCCATATGATGATATGGTTGGAAACCATTGTATATATTGAGACCCAGTTAATGATAATGAAGATGTAGTATAATAATTAGCTAATAATAAATTCTTAACATAAGTCTTTTTAGGATAAGTTGAATCCTCTTCTACATATAATTTTTCGCCACCCCCTAATACTCCTGAAACTTCTGGCAATGAATTAATGAGACCAGCAGTACCAATTATATCAATAAGTCTCATTTTTCCTTTTGAAAATCCAGATGTAAATCCTTCAGTAACTACAACATTACCTAAATGTTGAGTTGAATATGCTAATGAATGAATTTCATCATCAATACTTTTATGAAATACTTGATCATCATAAGCATTTAATTGACCAACACTAACTCCATCAGTGTCAGCTATTCCTGCCACTGTATTTGTAATTTTGTTGGTTCCCATATCTATATCAACAGTCATGGTACCAAGAGTAGTATCACTTCCTTGTGTATGTTTTAATGAAACAGCACTGTCAATGTCTGCACCAGATGAAGAAAGATCCTGATGTGCATTTACATTTATTGAATTTTCAGCAGTAGTAACATTGTCAACATCTGTAACATCGGCTAAAGGTTCAATTCCTGCAAGTTTAGTTTGTTCGGAAGCAGAATATTTTTTATATGTTACACCTTCAGCAAACATATCCATGTTAAATGAATTAGCAATGTGTTCACCACTTATTCTTTTTTTATTATTTGTATCTTCAGAGTCTTCAATAACAAATTGATCTAATGATGCTAATGTCAATTTTTCTGTAATAGTTACAATTTCACCAGCTACATCTGTATGAATAGCATTTATAATTAGAGGGTCATTATCAAAAATAATTGTCCCACTATCATTTACTGTTAATACAATTGGGACCGGTGAAAGTGCGGATTCAAAAAATATACTATTATCAGTTCTATTTAATACAAATGTTGTTGATGACGTTCCAGAATCAGGTATTGTATGAATAGTAGTTTGAGCATGCGGTTCATTTATTACTGTTACTACATTTGACCCAAGATTATCATTATAATCTATTACAAAATTACCATATCCAGCTGACCAATTATTTAAGGAAAGTCTCCCAATATTATTAATTCTGTTCCAATTCATATCAATATTGTCAGTCATAGTACCAAGAGTAGTATCAGTCCCTTGAATATGTCTTAATGAAACAGCATCCTCAATTAGATTTCCAGCAGATGTAATGTCTGAATGAGCAGCTACTGGAATCGATGCTAAAGCAGTTGTAACATTTTCAACACTTGGCATAATTAAAGACGTACTAACTTTTCTTTTTTGACCGGTACTTGAAATAAGTTCAGCCATAATAGCTTCAGTACCATCAAGTTCAGTAGCTTCATGCATTCTATAAACTTCATATATACCATTTATATGAAGTGCGTCATAATCATATTTTAATTTCTGTTCTGTTTCTTTTGTATACAAAGAATTTTCAATTTTTATCATTTTATATACCTATATTAAAACATCTTTTCGCCATAAGTACGTTTGTATAAACTCACTTTATTAATAGTATTAAAAGCATCATATTCATTTGTAGCAAAATAAATACTATTGTTAAAATAATTATATAATGTTTTCATTATTTCTTTTCTATTCGTTGAGGCTGTTTCATATATAAATTCTTTGAATGAACTTCCATTATCATATGAATAAAAATAAACATATGGACCATAATCAGAAGAATTTTTAAAAGAGGCTTCTGCAATTACAAAATTATATCCAAAATATATTATATCTGTAAAAATTACATCATCTCTTGTTAAAACAGGAGTAAACGTTTCGCCACCATTATAACTTATTAATATATAATTATATGTACTATTACTTAAGGCTAAAATTACAGGTTGATCAGATGTACGACTTGGTTCAACCAAAACAGCTTTTTCTATTAAATAACTAATAGGATTTTCAAACCATGTTAGTCCTCCGTCTGATGATGTTAAATATAAATTATTAGAAAATATTATATAATCATTAAAACTAAGTTTTAATATACTATGAAAATATGAATTTTCTTTAGAATGCCTAAGCGTTAATCCAAATCCAGTTGTTAACAATGTATATACATAACCATATCCAGTTACATAATCATGTGTAGTTACTATCCATATAAAATCATTTACATATTCTATATTTATAATTTCTTCATTCTGGCTTGATGGCTTTACTGGAGTTCTAAGATCAAATAAAAGAAAATTATTATCTTTTATATAATATATTTTAAAATTTCCAATTGGTGAACTTTGATTTTTATTAAAAGAAGAAAGTAATACGGCTGATGAATCAGGTTCTAATCCAAATGCTATTTTTTTTATATATTCATCAGTTCCCAATGAAGAGTGTAAATTATATGTATTCCATTCAGTATCTATTATACCATTAGAATATATAACATTTCCACTTTGTTGTAAAAATGTATAACAGATTGTACCGTTATCTGTTACTAATCCATCTTCAATCTTTTGAGTTGCTAATTGATCTTGAATTTTAACAAAAGATTGTATATTCCAATCAGAAAATGTATTTTTTATTCTTTTACGTGGGTCGATTGGACCTTTTAAAAATACTTCCATATCAACAATAGATGATAAATGAACTGCTCTTTTTTCTCCGCCATCAGAGGTAGACTCAATAACAAATAAATCATCTGGTGATATATATAATTTAATTGGAATTGTGCTTATTTCATTAGCAACATTTGTATGAATAGCATATATATCAGTTATATTTTTTGGTATAGAACTTCCTTCAATTTTTATCATATCATTACCTATTAATGGACAACTTTTAAAAAGTCTCCTGTTCTATATAAACTATTTGTATTAGCACCCATTTTTAAAGCGTGTTGATTATCATTATATTCAGGAATATTTATATTATCAAAAATATGAGATGAAATAAATGCTGTCATATCAGCTAATCTGGTATATTTTTTTACAAATCCACCCTGAATCGATTCTAATAAAAATTCATCACCAGCCAATAAAATTGGTTGATAATCTAAATGATTAGCAAATTGTCCCCATAAATCAAATCGTACAGGCTCTCCATATGTAGACTTTTTCTTTTCATAAGTATCATATTCTTCTATTAATATTAAATCTTCAGCCGATGGAACAAATTTTGATGGTAATGAATAAATTTCTCCTGATTTATTTGTATGCAAAGCTTTAGGGTCAAAATTTAATGAAGTTATATTCCAAGTTAAACTTTCATCAGATAAAAATGTTGCACATGAAAATGTTGTATCTATAACAAATGGAAGGATATCATAATTTAAATATTGTCCAGAATATGGATATATATTTATATTATATGTACCATCTACACGTGTAATAATAACATTTTTCCCATTATTTGAAGTAGTTATTTCTGGTAAATAAATATCAAGAGCCGCATCAGAAAGAATTAAATATATAGTTCCTAAATCATTTTCAGTAAGTACCAATGTTCCATTTGTAGCAATATGCCAATTAGTTTTAACACCGGGAACCATATAATCTTTTAAAACTGAAGCTTCTAAACTTTTCTTATTAAATGCTCCATTTAAACTGTTTTCTATTAAAAATACATCTCCATCATCAACAGTAGTCTTTTTTGTGATCGGTTGTATTTCATAATTTCCATCTGTATGTACAGCACCTATTCCAAAAGTAGTTGAAATTATATCCCAATTATTATCTCCATCACTCATTAATCGAATACAATAAAGAGGTTTATCGTAATCAAAATAACCATTATAATTAATTGTTTGACCACTTGCTGGATATCCTCTAACCTCAACTTCTGCCCCTCCCCCATCTATCATTAAATGAATTATCTGTCCAGCGTTAGAACTTGTAATAAGTGGCATATATACATAACCAAAAACTCCTCCTGAAAGTAAATAAATACTACCAAATGCAGAATCATTTAATAATAAATCACTTTGCGATGCAAAATTATGCTTATTTAT